TAATGTCTGAATTGCATCTTGCATATTAACTTGTGGATTCGTCCCTGTCATTCTATCAAGCTGTCTATGGGGTTCTAACCACTGGAAGTGTCCACCCTCATAGTCGTCTTGGTCTGATAATTGAACTGTCATACTTAATTTTCTATGTAAACCATTTCCGTAGTAAATTGGCCCTGCATCAGTATGCCATGTATAAAAATCTCCCTGTCTATCAGGTTGTTCAGTATAAACAGTATATTGAGGATTCTCCATATACTCCCATGTATGATTCCAATTACATTGTTTATTTGCCATGTCGATTGCATCTGCAAGTTTATCTTCAAGATTTTTAGGCATCTGACCATTATTCATTTCAAACCATTTTACTGTAGAAGAACGAATCGACCAATCTTCCGTACCCTCATCTGTAGGATTAGGACGGTCTGCATCTTGATTATTGGGAGCTCCAATCTGCCCAGGCATTTCTTGAATCTTATCAGCTGCAGTATGCAGTTGTCTTATTTCTTCTCGTGTAAAAAATTCAGGTGCTTGCCATACATAGTTTTCTAATATCATATTAATTACCTGCCATGAACTTTCTCCAATCGATTGTGTTTCTAATCGTTTGGTGTCTCCATGTGATGTTTTGCATACACTCCTTAAGGAAGTCTACAGTTATTTTTAAATACTCTTGTTTTGCTTTCATTTCGGTTAGTTCTTCATCTGCATTAAAAAAGTAGTGTAAATCTGCTTTCAATACTTTTAAATCAAACGGCTCCCAACCCAACTCTTTTCGTGTGTCGTCATCCATCTTACCATTGTACCACAACCACTTATCTCTAAGTAGTGTATCGTATTTCATTTGGTATTGTTTTTGAACCATTAACTTACTGGACAATAAGTCTAGGTATTTTGCGTGAAGTTTTGGTACTTCTAAGGATGCGTTATCTAGTTCGATATCATCTATCTCACAATCAGTTTCCCACATCAATTTTATTTCATCTAAATTCATAATATACCTATATTTATCTATACAAAAAATATGTATTCATGGTCTATTATACCACGAAAATAGGGTTTTAACTAGTGGTTTTGATATCGTAGAAGTTGAATCTAAATTGAACGTCACAAGTGACTGGTGCAGTCTCTGAACCTGATTGTAGTTCTAAAGAACCCAGTGAAATGGGGAAACAATCATAAAATCTAAAGTATTTATTAGGTATGTTTTTGTTGGTATTGGTCACAAGTGTAATCTGAGAGGTCAAATTGGTGTCTTCACCGTCATGAGACGATACACCTAGTGTACTCATTGTACTCCCTGCAAGTGATTGATAATCCGAAGGATTTGCAATTGGGACGATTTGAGTCATCCAATCATACATTTCTTGGTAGTTTTTAAGGTCTTCATCGACTAGGAACGACACATTAAGTGTATCAAACGATACCTTATCACCATGGAAGTATGCATCCACCCCTACACCGACTGGTAAAACAGTCTCCTCAAAGGTCACGCCTGGAATTGTGACAGTCTGAACAAAGTATTCAACTGTTGGAACCTTCTGAATAAGAAGTTTGAAATTGTTCTTATTGAGTATAGACTTGTTTATATCAACCATTTAACTTGATTATCCTTTTATAAGAAGAGGTATCGAAGTAATCATCACCTCGATACTCTCTCGTAGACGTTTTTTCACAAAGATAACCATCTTGTTCATACTTGGTAATAGTGGTTCTACTAATTACATTAGTTGTTTCTTTCCCATTAGGAAAAGTATTCCTTTCCCAAGGCCCTTCCATTACTCTTATTGTTTTTTCCATGATATCTCCGTGTACTACTATTTAGGTTATTTCTCTGTCACAAACTCATTTAACTGTCGTGCAGTTCTGATAACCTCTTCACCAGTAATTTCTCTTAGTGGTAAAGGTTTCTTATCATTAGGGAAGGTATCGTTGTGTGCGTAGATAGCATCAACTTCTCTTTGGAAGTTTCCTTCAATTATTCCTTGTGCTTGATTAAGTAAGTCGGCTCTGATTTCGAACCCTGATTTATTATTTGACATATTTTTCTCCTGTGTGTATGTGTCATGTACTGTATTGTACCTTGTATTTAGTGCGTAAAAAAGTGCTAAAACCAGTTGACAATGGGTTGCATTTTTTGGTATACTAGCAGTATGGAAAAACAAACAATAATCTTTGACGTTGATGGAACTATCGCAGATTGCGAACATAGAAGACATCACGTTTCTCAAAGACCTTCAGACTGGACTGCATTCAAAGCTGCAACAGTTTTTGATACTCCCGTTGAATGGGTTTGTGAGATTGCGAAAAGACATATTGCAAGAGGTGATGATGTTGCATTCTTCTCTGCGAGAAATGAATCTCAAAGAGGTGTCACTGAAACTCAAATTTCTGAGTGGATTGGTGACGGTCATAAAGGACTTTTCCTTAGACCCGATGGTGATTTCAGACCCGATGAAGAGTTTAAATCCGACCTTGCAGATAAATTCGAAGAGTTCGGTGGAAAAATCGACATTGTCTTTGACGATAGAAACAAAGTTGTTGATATGTGGAGAGCGAGAGGAACCACTTGTGTTCAAGTCGCTGATGGAGATTTTTAGAGTCACGTTAGGAGAAGTCGAGGTGTCGTGCCCTTGCCTGAAAAATGGAGTCAAAAACAAATCACGATTGTGAGATAACAGACCCTAACTAGAGACCCCAATTAACCTACTGAAGAGTTAGAAGTGATTGGGGTTTCGCTTATTTGAAACAAAAAAAAGGCCTCGTGAGAGACCTTTTTCAAAAGTGTGAGTTCCCTTTATAAGGGTTTAACTTTTAGATTTACAGAATGTTAGAAACTGCAAATTTTCTGTAGTACTGGTTAGTACCTGCAGATGCAAGTCCGTCAGCTGGTGTAGCACCAACAAAAGGATTTGAAACCATTCCATATCGAGTTTTAAACCCAATTTTTGGCTGAAATGTGTTCTCGCCAACTGCACGAACCATTTGTAATGGAACGTATGGGCAATAGAACATACCTGCATCATAAGGGTTAGTTCCTCTATAACCAACAGTCAAGTAATCAGAACCTGCATAAGGGTCTATGTATACTTTAACTCTACCGTTAAGAACACCAGCAAATGTATTGCCTGTGTCATCTACGTTTAGAGATGTTGATAAAGCAGGTGCGTAATCTAATACTCCTGCCATAGAAAGAGCAGATGCTACGTCTGAAGAACATAGAATAAAGTTTCCTTTACCTCTACGAGTTTCTTTAGCGATTGCATTTGATTCTCTTTCGATTTGGAACAATAATCCTTTGAATTTCTCAACTGACCAACGTCCGTTAGCGTCAACGTCTAAATTGAACGTACCTGCAGAAGCAGCTGCTGATGCACCTGTTTTCGCTTGTATGTTAACGTTTCTGACAACTTCTCTGTTGATTTCAGCAAGAATTTCTGATGAAAGAATATTTGCTAATTCTGATTCTGCATCAAGACCGTGGATTGCTTTAAGGTCTTGTGCAAGTTCGAGTGTGTACTCAGCTTTTAATGCTCTTGACTTAGCTGTCACTGTAGCTTTCTCAATTGAGAAACCCATCTGTGCAAAACCGTTAGATGCTTCAACATCTCCAAGTGCCTCTGCAGATGCAGTAGACATACCTGAACCTGTGTCAGAAGCATAAGAACCGCTGAACGGGTCTCCTGTCTGAGCAGCTAAAGGGCCTGCAGCTGTAGGGTTAACGCCAGCAGAGTAATCACTCTGTACTTCGTCAATTCCCATAGCTTCAGATTTAGTTAAACGTGTTCCTGAAGGATAATCGTTATATCTTGCTTTCATAGCAAAGATTAATCCAGTAGGGCCAGTCATTGGTTGAACTCCACAAATGTCGTATGCAACGAGATTTGGCATAGCACGTCTTACTAGGGAGATTAAAATCGGATCCCAGTTAGAAATGCCTGTTCCAGTAGCATTTAAAGGTGCAGCTTCTTGCAAGTTCTGCTCTGCGAGAGCTTTCTCTTGGTTTTCAAGAATTACTGCTGTGACGGCTCTTTTGTAGTTGTCTTCGATTTTAGGTAAATCGGAGTGCTCTAGAATAGGTTGCCACTTTTCTTGTAAGTTTTCTGATAAAAACATTTTATTTTCCTTTAAATTAAAACCTAACCGAGTGGGTTAAGTTTGGTTATTGCAGACGAATACTTACTCATAGTAGGGTCAATGACTTTCTCTGTTTCTTCAACTTCGAATTCATTTGCACCTTCTACGATGTTTGTTTCCGCCTCAACTTTCTCTCCGTCTACTTTGAAGTATGCTTCTTTGATTTCGGAAATCTTCTCAGCGAAGTCTTCTGCATCTTTGAAATCTACTCCTTCAGCAAGTGAAGAAAGTTTCTCTTTTTGTGTATCAGTCAAATCTTTCGATGCTTCCGATACAACGTTGCCTCTCTTGAGAGTATCTAACTCTTCAACGATTGCCATGTTTTGTGACACTTCACCGTCTAGTTTAGCTTCCATCTCTTCGAGACGATTTGCGAGTTCATCGATAACATCATACTTATCTTCAGGAACGTCAACATAATGTTCTACGAACAATGTTTTCAAACCTTCAATAAAGTTTTCTGTCATTTCTGACCTCAAACCACGTTCAATTGCGAGTTCGTTTTCTTTCGTCCACTCTTCTGCACAATATGTTAAGTACTTGTCAACTGCTTCCGAAAGGTCGCCTTTAACTGACTCAACTGTAGTTTTTAATTCTTCTTGATATTTCGCATCAAGTTCTTCTTTAACTTCCTGTACTTTTGATTGTACAGCAGCTTTAAAGATTGTTTTTGCCTTTTCAGCATTTTCTTCTGAAAGGTCTAATGCTTCTGAAATTGCTGATAGGTCGTCATCTATTTCAATTTCAACTAACGAAGACTCAACGTCTGCAGAAACTTCTTCTGCAACTGCATCTTCTTCTGCATCTTCTGTAATTTCTTCAGATACTTCTTCGGACATAGACTCAAGGATTTCTCCTACTTTCTCTTCGTCCAGTGTCTTCAAAGACTCAACAATTGCTCTTGCAACTTCTGCTTTAGTCAAACTTTCGTCCTCTTCAGATTCAGATATTGTAGACAACACTGATTGAAGTTCTTCCTTAGTCATTTCCTTCATATTGTTGACTATAGCTTTAATTGATTCCATCTTTGAAGGTTTTGCATCTTCTTTGATTTTCTCTTGCTTTTCAGCTTTACCAGCACCTTTCTTCTGAGGGTCGCCTTCATTTGAAGGAACTTTCTTCTCAGCGTCTTTTACTGCCTTAACTGCTTTGTCAACAGGATTGGTTTCAACTGGGACGACTTCCGCTTTACCTGACTCAATAGACTCAGCATCGGATGAACCTTGTTTGACTGGTTTCTTGTCACCTTTTTCAGCTTTAGCGTCAGGTTGTCCTGCCTCTAATACTGTTTCTACAGTTTCGTCAACTGTAAGGTTATTTTCTAACTCTGCCATTTTTTTCTCCTGTTTTAATACTTTAATGTATTACTTTATTTTATTTATATGTTATAGACTCTCAACGAACCTTTTCCATAGATTTAACTTCGTTTCTTCAAGGTTATTTAGTCTTGCAGACTTAAGTTCTTTCTGCATATCCTCTACTTGAAGTGCTGTAAGGATACCATTTTGGTATACCCATTCGACACCTTCCATAATCCCTTCGACAAATGCCTCAGGAGCGGATGGGTCTGC